AGCCCTGCGTGCCCTGCGTGCCTCGCGTGCCTCGATGCGCTGGCGTGCCGTCTGCATTGCGTGCCTCTCTCTCGGTTGCCTCTCGCGGCGTGCTCGCCGCGCTGAGTGCACTGTGCCTGCACATCGGCGGTCGTCAAATACACGCCGTTTGCAGGCACATTGCGCACACTTGCGCACCGCCGATGCGCTGCTACCATCCCTCGCGTGAGGCAGACGCCGCACACGACACGGGAGGCAGACATGCACGGCACCGAGACACGCTGCACCGACTGGACGCAGGGGAGAGGCACCGAGTACACGGTCACGCTGACGCAGGGGTGGGACGCATGGGTCGACCGTCAGCGCACCGACCGTTTCCACACGTGGGACGCAGTGATCGGCGCACCCGTGAGGCACGTGCCTCACATGCCGCGCACGCCGCATCTCATGACACGCCGCGAGCATGTCGCCTACGTGCGGCGAGCGGCAGTCGAGGCACGCGCACCGCTCGCAGTCGAGGCGTTCGAACCGCTCGCATGGTTGACGGCAGACATCGAGGCCGGGCGCATGCCTCGCGCATCGCAGACGGTCACGCAACGGACACGGTTCGCACCGACCGTCAGGGCAGACGGGCGCGTCCAGTACTGCACCGCCGACATCGAGGCGAGCGGGGCAATGGTGCAGCTAGAGAGGCTGCACCGTGACTACGTAGGGCAGACGCGCGGCATCGAGGCATGCATGTCGCACGAGGCGAGCGGCGAGGGGAGAGGCACCATCGGCGGGATCGAGCGCATCCCGGGCGCAGTGAACGGCACCGAGACGCGCGTCAACCCTCGATGGCGTCAGTCGAGGCGATCACTCATCACGACGACGGTCGTCGCGCGAGACGAGTCGACCGGGCTGCTAGTCGAGACGCAAGGCCCGGTCGATTGGGGCTGCTACTCAGTCAAGCCTGACGGCACGCGCGAGCCGTTCACCATCGAGCGCAAGGCACAGCGCAAGGCACCGAGCGCGGCGAGCGCAACGGCACGCCTCGCGGCGGTCGCAGGCACGCTCGGAGTCGAGGCGCAGGGCAACTAGCACGGCACGCGCGGCGGTCACAGTCAAAGGGACTGTGCCCGCCGCGCTTCAAATTTATGCCGACCGACGCCGTTTCCCCTGCTTGCACCAAATCGACATGTGACAATTCGCACAAGCCCCCGGCCACCCGTATCCTCGCGCGTAGATAAGGAGGTGTGTGCACACCTATGGAACCCTTGAGCGATGCACAACGCAAGGAACTAGATGAACTGAAGGAAGTGCTTCGTCAGGAGATGACGGACGGCGAAGCATCGAAGACGGTCAAGTCAGCCAAGAAGGACTTGGAGGACTTGAAGCCGAACTTCCTCGCGGCGTTGCAGCATGCAGTGGATCACGGTACTACTGCACAGCGCATTACGGTTGCAACGTGGGGCTACAACAAGCTGCTTGAGGAAAGCAAGGCCGACAGTGATCCGATCCGCAGGCTGATCGAGAACATGCCTGCGCCGAAGGAGGATCAGAATGCGGAAACGGCAGCGGACGAAAGCACAGCATCGTCAGGCGATGGAGCAAAGGCGAGTGAGGTTTCTTGAGAGTCGTATTAGACCACTCGATCGTGGGCCAATCACTGACGACTCTATCGATCCGCAAGGACAGGGAGTTCGCCGGTTGCGCCCTATGCGGCGCGGTCTTCCAGAGCGCGATGGCGATCCACGTAGCCGACGAGGAATGGAACGCGGACAAGATGGTGTTTGAGCATGCCGTTGCAATCGAGACGAGGGAGTGGCGAGACGCACACAACAAGACGCACAGTGAGCGCGAGCATCGACAGTTCGTAGCGAGTGGGAGAACCTTCTCGCCTGAAGCCGCGATCAAGCTTGCACCATTTGGTCTGGTGTCACTCGACGTAGACGATGCAGAGGTTGCACAGGCAATGCTTGAGGCTCCGCGTGCGCCTCGCGATGATGTAGAGACAACGAGAAAGGGATGGGTCTGATGTTCCTAGAGGTGGTGTACGAGACGGGACGCATGTCAGTGATGGAGGTGGACACGCTGGAAGAGGGGCTAGAGGGGTTGCGCGTCCACAACGACAAGGCGAAGAAGGGTGAGCCGGGTGGCCCACTTGGTCAACCCGCAGAACGTGTTGCTGCGGTGTATCAGTACGACGGGCACCCGAACGACTACAACGAAGACCAGACGATGAGTGCAGAGGTTGCGGAGAAGACGGTCAAGGAACTGATCGCCTCCACGAAGAACAAGGATGGCGTCGTGAGCCTTGACAACCTCGCACAGCAGGTTCGCTCGCTGTCGCACCCGATGAACAACGAGAACGAGATCGAGGGGTTCGGTAGTCGGTACAAGGTGAAGGAAGAGAAGGTTGTCGACATGGCGTTCCTTGACGCGAAGGGTGGTGCTAGCTGATGGAGCATCTGCATCACTCAGACGTGTTCGACATCGATGGGACGTGCGAACGGCGCTACGCCACCATCGTCTTCAACCGCATGGCCCAGATGATCACCGACTACACGCTCGGTGCGTCTGGATCGATCACGCCGCCTGCTTCGTGGACTGTGGGCCTTTCCACCACTGTGGTGGGGTCGGGGTCGAACATGATGCGGAACAGCGTGTGGTCTGTGACGATCTCAGGTTCGAACGTCAACGAGATCGGTTCGACTACAGCCGCAGGCTATGCACGGCAGACGATTGCCAAGTCGATCAACACGGGTTCTATCGACTGGGGTACGTCGTCGCTCGACAACACGTTCAGCACGGGTGGTTCGTCCACGACGGCTGATCAGGTCACGTTCGGTGCATTCACGGGGTCGGGGCCGTCGCCTAACGGTGCGAACTCTTGGGCGATCACGGAGGGCACGACGCTCAACGCAGGACTGCTGCACGTTGCTGCTGACACTGCCGCGACTCGTACGTTTGCGGTGGGTGACACGGAGAAGGTTACGGCCACGATCAAGGCCGGATAGTGCCCTACAAGGGTGTAGGGTTCGACATGCCTACGAGTCCGGGGTCGTTCGTCATTGGCGACCTCGGATTCACCCCTCAAGGGTGCGTGTTCATGGGGGGTAATCAGACGACCGAAGATGCGGTCACGTCGCCGTCGAATGCGGGAGCGTTCTTCGGTATGGCATGGCTCGATGCAGTCACGGACGCTATCGATCAGCAGGCGCTTGGATCGATGGCACCTCAAGCGTTCCACTTCTATCCCGCCGCGATCAGCATGTGCGGCGGGAGTAGTGGTGCAACGATCGACTACCGTGCAGTAGTCACATCGTTTGATGATGACTCGATCACGTTGAACGTGACGCATGCGGCGTCAGGCAACAGACCGATCCATTGCCTCATCTGGGGTGACTTCGATGGGGCGCATGGATCGACGGGTGTGTCGTTCGACAACGCGCAAGTCAACTTCGACGTGGGGTATCGCGCTGGCACGGGACTGATGTTCCACTTCTTCCCGACTGGTGGTGTGCGTGATCGTCAGGGGAACGGCGGCAACTGGTTCTCGATGGGTGTGGCGAACTGGCCCATCGACGAAGACCCTCCGACGCATGGGCCGTACTCACAGGCAGGAGCTAGCGCGATCAGGTTGTTCAGCGCGCTCGGCTCTGTGGGCTATACGCAGCAGTTGCTCAACCACTTCGGGCCGGGACACACGTCGCTGTCGTTGCGACCGTGGGTAGCTGGTTCGTACTTGACCGCGTACGATCTGTTGTACCCGTACCCCGGTTGGCCCGGTGGTGATGAGACTCAGGTGCGCATGGAGATGTGGGGATACACGACACGTCATAGTGCTGCATGGTGGACGGGCGAGGGGAGTGTCGAGTTCGTCGGTACGCCCGACAACGGTGATACCGATGTGCACACGGCCAATGCCAACGTGGAGGAAGTAGAGGCGGTGCTGTTCTTCGGTACGACGGGATACGGGACTGAGCAGCAGAGCGGGCCACCGTGCGCGTACATGTTCGGTGTGTTGACGGAGGACTACCAGGGATGCGTTGCGTACGATCTTGGTATCGGTAGCGAGGGCGCAGTCGACGGAACACCACGGTTCTTCCAGTCGACGCAGCACTGCTACGCGGACAACTTGTACGAGGGTGTGCGCACCGCGTCAGGAGAGATCGTAGGGAATGAAGTTCACATGACTGGCGAGCAGGAGAACAGTGCCTCTGTGGGCAGTGCCTCGTTCATGCAGATGCTAGGCGGCGAGGTTGACCAACCCGACATGTGGCTGATGGAAGTGTAACGTGCCTGCGCCTACCAATGACAACTTCGCATCGGCAGAAGCACTGTCGACCACGCTGCCCGGATCACTGCCGGGACTGACGACGTTCGATGCAACACTTGAAGGTAGTGAGCCGATCTACGGTGGTGGTGGGGATCACCAGAGCATATGGTTCACGTTCACACCTACATCGTCGGGTTGGCATCGATTCCAGATTCCAGTATCGTCGCTTGTCTATAACGGTACGCATACCGATTCGTGGGGAGAGATCGGTATTACGTTGTACCTGGGTGGCACAATAGTCGATACTCTTGCTGAGACTACGTTCGCCAACCGTTTCACGTATCCATACATCGGTTGGGATATGGGTTTCACTGACCCTGGTTGGTCGAACGTACACAATCCCACAGTCGCAGCGGATTTGGTCAGTGGTACGACCTACTACATCAAGGTCTATTCGCAACAGAATGGATCATTCAACCGATGCACTGTTGACTTTGATCTTGAGTGGGATGAACAGGCTACCGCTGCCAATCAGGATTTCACTAGTCGTCAAACCATTACTGGTTCAAGTGGTAGTGAGGATGTAGAGTGGGGTGTTCCCACTCTTGCAGAAACGGATGAGCCGCCCGCGTTCTACTGGAACGATGGCTTCTTGGATGGGTACTGTACCGTGTGGTACGAATGGACTGCACCGTCTAGCGGATGGTTTCAGTTTGAACTAGATAGTCCATCTGGTATCTACCCTGAATTAGCCATCTATACGGGTAGTGCGTTGAATGCGCTCACTGTTGTAGGAAAGAATCTTCAGGGAGATCAATCTGATCTTTCTGATCTTTCGCGGATGGTTGGTAAGTGTGTCATTCGTTTCAATGCTACGGCCAGCACTGTTTACAAGATTCAATGTGCAGTGTTCGGTTCTACTGCGGTATCGACCGGAGACGTTGGTGAACTCACATGGGCTACTGCGTCTGCTCCTACTCAGGAAACTACGGGAGCGGCTGCTAGTGGCTCGTTCGTTCTATCGCGCGTAGACAACTTCGGTAACACCGACGACGAGCTACCACCCGATGCAGTCACACGACTCAGTGGTCATGCTGAATGGTGGTATGAGGATGGTGCCGTTGGCCGATCCAAGTGGTGGAAGTACGTAGCAGCCGGAAACGGCACGATGGTCATTGAAGCCAATGGGTACCGTGATGGTTTTGATGATCCCGATACAGGACACGCAGCATACGATGAGTATGCGCTGCTCGTATACAAGGGCGCCAACTTCGGCAGCCTAACTGACGCCACTACCAATGGTGACACTGGTACCCAGGATGCCGTTCTGATTGGCGCGGATCAATCGTATGCTGTTACCCACGATGGGAACTTCACTAGCCTAACAGTTGACTTCACTACGGGTGAAACTCTTTGGGTTTGCATGGTGGGTCTGTACGACAAGGACTACGATGCAGACACCATCGACGAAGCTGTTGCAGAGGATTGTCCGCAGCGTTCTATTGACCTCACGTTCAGTGATGGGTCTGTTCCTACTGATCCCCCAGAGAACGACGTGTACGCTGACACGCCCAACGCATGGCCGTACAATCTGTCGAAGAGTCGATGGGGTAACTACTTCAACGTGCCTGATGCCGTGCAGATTGCAGGCACCACCATCCTCGCGACTGCCGATGTTGGTGAAGACCCTCATGGTGGGTTCGGCCCTGAACGAAGCGTGTGGTACCGCTTCTACGTCGAGAACGCTGGTGACTGGAAGTTCTGGGTCGAGTCGGCTGTTGACTGTGTGCTTTCCGTATATGACCTTGTGGGACTGGGCATCGTGTCCATCGGTGAGGATGATGACAGCGGTACAGGCAACTGGCCTGAGCTTACGTTGACGTTGCCGCAGGGAGAGATTGCAATCGCAGTCGACTCCAAGACTGAAGGCGACTTCGTTCTCAAGATTCAGCGTCAGCCCGATGGCGGTGACACACCGCCTGCGAACGATGAGATTGCAAACGCAGTTGATATCTCATCTATCCCGTTTACGGACACGGGTACTACGGTCGAAGCACAGGTAGAACCATTTGAGTGGGACTCGCCTGAGCTTGGTATTGGGCCGTACGATTCAGTGTGGTACAAGTACGTCGCGCCTGCCAACGCCATGCTCAAGGTATGGTGTGACAACATCTCGCAGCTAGATGACTGGTATGTCTTCGTTGATCTATGGCATGGTGATGATCCCGAGACAATGGTGCCATATCCGAACCCGCCTGCGTACTGGTCACAGGGCGTGTTCTACGCGGATGCCATCGAAGACCCTGGCGAGAATCTTGAGAATGCACTTACTTTCCCAGTCGAGTCAGGCGAGACATACTACATTCGTGTACAGACTGAGAGTGGTGGATCAGAGGACTTCACGATCCACGTTGATGAAGGGCCGATCTACGTTGACATCCAGGTCAGTGGCGACGAAGAGATGCATGGCACGCTGTTGGATGATGCAGAGGTGTACATCGACATCCAGGTCAGCGGCAGTGAGATTCACCACATCGCCAACACGACAGATGCTGATACGGTGTTGGTTGACATCCAACCTAGTGGTGTTGAGTTCACCGCTGACGAGTTTCTTGACTCGGCTACCGTGTATGTCGACATTCAGTTCATGGGTGGTGAATGCTTCTCAGCACACACTGGTCTGATGATGGATGCAGAGGCTGATCCACGTTGGATCGCAGGAGCGGACGTGCGCTGGCAAACGATGGACGTGCGACAGCGTTGGGAAATCGTGGACGTACAGAATGAAGGAGTGCACTGCTGATGCCTATCGGACAGCTAGTTCCAGGCACGAAGGAGAACATTCGCGTCACCGTGCGCGACAACGCGGGAACGGTCACTGATCTGACAGGCTCAGGGCCGACGTTCACGGTGAAGGACAGTGCTGGCGCAGACAAGGTGACGGCGGTTGCTGCATCGGCATCCGGCCTCGTCATCACTGTGCCGCTTGATACAACGTCAGGGGGTGTATGGGACGAGGATGAATATCGCCTGTTCGTCAAGTACACGGTCGGCTCCGAGGTGATCGAGAAGGGGCCGTTCTACTTCGTACTCAGTTACGCATAAGGAGAGAGGCATGGCACGCAAGAACGACACACAACTGTACGAACTGTTGACCACATCGAAGTGCTACATCGATACGGTCGATCCTGTCGACAAGCAGAAGGTCATCCGTGCACGTCAACAGGGTAAAGCTGCACCAGAGCCGGGATCGAAGATTGGTCAGGTTGCACAGGAGCTAGGGCTGCGTGCGTGGGAACAGAAGCCACCACCGCCTCCCCCGCCGCCCCCACCCCCGCCTGACAAGAAGGCGCTGTTCTTCCCGCGCACGTTCAACAAGGAAGGCGGGTCGGACGCACGCTTCTGTGTGAAGATGGATGCGCCGCAGTTCTCGCACGTCGACTCACGTGGTCGCCTCGTTGATAAGGGCGGCGGTGTGTACGACAGCAACGGACTGTGCGATGGTGGACGTGACCCGAACTACATCTCAAAGAGAGAGGATGGTACACCGCTACGCGGCGCGAAGACGATGGACAGCTTCGGCCCATGCGATCTCTATGACGGACTCAAAGAGTGGCCGCCCGACAGCTATAACGGATGATCATCTCCTAGAGACTGTTGATCACATCTGCCGTGTCCTTCGTGCACGGCAGATGTGGTCGGCAGATCACGCGGATGATGTGTTCCAAGAGATATACATCGCCCTGTTCAAAGCACGTGATCGATACGACCCGGAGAAGAACACGTGGCTCAACTACGCATTCATGACCGCAAGGCACACCGTACAAGACTTCTTCCGAGGCAAGCAACTGATAGGCATGGAATGGGGTCGGGACGCAGAGCCTGCGATGATGAATGCGATAGACGAGTACGATGCCGTCACACGAATGGATACACCGCTGCTATGGGAGCTAGAGACATACACGCTGAAGGAGCAGAGAGTCTTGCTGCTTATCATCGCGGGTTACTCGCAGCGAGAGATAGCAAGCTATCTGAGTACAGGCGAAGCGTACGTGTCGAAGATCATCGCACGCTTACGGATTCGGAGTACTCCACTCTCTTCTTCGCTGCATACGGATTCACTGCCGCTGAGACGGGCCGCGTGATCCACTTGGGTGCAGAGACAATCAAGTCGTACAGAAAGTCGATTGCCATGAAGCTTGAGTCGAAGAACATCACACACTCGGTTGTCATCGCCATGAAGCAGGGTTGGCTATGAGTAAGTATCTCGATGGCGTAAACGATGAAATCGGTTGGTCAGACGCAGCATTCACTGGTTCGGGGGCATTCACTATCGCTATGTTGTTGAAGCTCAACAATGCGAACGGTGATTGGGCATCGTGCATCAACATAATCGACAGCTTTGCCGACAATGCAATTGAAGTAACTAGATCGGGAGCATCCAACAAGTCTGCGCTAACAACTGAGAACGAGAGTAACTTTAGTGTACCGACATACGGGTGGACGACAGCCGACGGTTGGTGTCTGATTGCCGTTTCTAAAGCAAGCGGTCTAGTATTTCCATCCTTCACCAAGTATCCTATTGGTGGATCACCTACTCACGGCGACGGTGATGTTCTGATACCGAATCAGAATGCAGCCATCAGTATTGTATTCGGTACATTTCAAGGGACTGACTGGTTTGATGGATGGTTGGCAGCAGTAGCATTGTGGAACTCAGCACTAAGTACTGCACAACGGGAATCTCTAGTCACAACCATGACTAGAGACAACTGGGTCAGCCTGTCTCCACAATGGATGTTTGATGAGCTAGATGACTTTCAGACGGACTATTCATCTGGTGGTGCTACACGAGTTACGTATAGCGGCCCTACGGATGATGCAGATGATCCTGCGGGTTGGGACGATTGGGCAGTAGTACCGCCTGAGAAGCAAACGTATTACGCATCTCGTCGTCGAACTACGAGTAGACGCTAATGGCTATCGCACATGTAGCTACAGGAACGGCACTGTTTGGTGTGAACACATTCTCGCCTGTCGTGGGGAGTGAAGCCGCTACGCACATGATGATCCTGCTTGTCGGCGGTAAGCCATACAATGCTTCAATAACTGTGCCTACATCTGGATGGACAGAGATCGGTTCTGGATTCACAGATGGCACTACTGCTGCTGGCGTCGATACAGGGTCGATGGTTGTACGTGCGTATTACAAGGAAGCTACTAGTGGTGCAGAAACTGATCCCGCCGTTACTGAGGGTGGTACAGCATTCAACGTAGTCGGTGGATTGGTGATGGTATTCTCAAAGGATGGAAGCGAGGTATGGGATACGCCTGTAGCAGTAGGGGGTGGCGATGCCTCTGCTGGTACAGGATTCTCGGTCACAGGAGGATCGAACCCGGGCATCACCGCAGGCGATCATTGTATCTCGTTTGCAGCATTCAGAAGCGATGCTGCTACTCCGTGTTCATCGCATCTAACGCCTACTGCAACTGGTGCTACGTTCACGAATACACACGATCCTGCTACAGACCCTGAGACTACATCGGGCGGCGATATGGGCATGTGTGCTACGCGAAGCACACTTACAGGAACTGCAAGTGCTGCGCCTGTAATGGCTGCAACTCTTGCTGCTTCCCATACGGGATCAGCCATGTTCATTCGGTTGCGTGTTTCGACCCCCGTGCCTAATCCTGCTCCGCGTCGTCAACGTACTGCCCACAGATTCCTCACAATGAGATAGGAGAGGTATGCCACGTGTATACACAGTGTCAGTAGAGAACGTCACTATTACCAACGCTGGTGGTGACGCTGATCTGGTCGAACTCGATGCGGCGACAGATAAGCCCATCGAGTTGTTCGGCATCCAGATCATGTCTACATCCGAAGTGCAGGAAGCACAGGAAGAGTGGATTCGATGTAAGGTCATCCGTGGTCATACGACTACGGGTAACGGTACGTCGGCTACGCCACGTCCTCTTGCTACTCCTGATGCAGCAGCAGGCTTCGTTGCTGAGACGTTCGGCACAACGATTGCATCTGCTGGTACGGGAATCGATCTGGCTTCGTTCGCGTTCAACGTGCGAGCAGGCTATGAAATCTTCCTACCCGAAGGATGCGGCTTCTGGACGAGCGGTGCTGACCTACTCGTCGTTCGCATGATGGCTGCACCCGCAGACGACTTCAGTGCCAACATGACGTTCTGGGTGAAGGAATACCCGTAGGCCGTGCCGCGCTTCCCCATCAGAGCTAGGCGTCGTCCAGGGCGGATCGGTCTATACCGATCTATCTTCGCGATCGGTGGTGCAGTCGCTGGTGATGTTGAAGAGGAAACCACTGATAGTGCAACAATCCTCGTTGACATTCAAGTCACGTCGTCGGACATCCTTGAGGCGAGTGACGCAGCAACCGTACTCGTAGACATCCAGCCGTCGGGTACTGAACTACGTGAGTCAACGGATGCTGACACTGTACTGGTCGATATTCAAGCGATCTCTACCGCAGAGATTGCGGAGTTTGTCGATGCAGCCACGGTGACGGTCGACATTCAGGTTACGTCGGCAGACATCCTAGAAGCTGTTGATGCAGCAACTGTGCCTGTCGACATTCAGGTGTCGGGTGTTGAAGAACGTACTGTCACGGATGCGGCAGAGGTGTACGTAGACATCCAGTCGTCGGGTACTGAGCTACGTGAGGTATTCGATGCTGCCGAGGTGTACGTCGATATTCAGGCTAGTGGCACAGACGTAAGGGAGGTAGAGGATGCAGCTACCGTCTATGTCGACATCCAGACAAGTGCAGTTGACGTTGCCGACACTGTGGATGCAGCCGAGGTATACGTTGATATTCAGTCTAGCGGCACTGATGTTCGGGACGCTACTGATGCTGCAACAGTTGAGATCGACATACAGACATCTGGTACGGAGCTTGCTGAGTACGTAGATGCACAGACTGTACTAGTTGACATCACGCCAAGTGGTACAGATACTCGCGAGAGCGAGGATAGTGCTACAGTGCTGGTTGACATTCAGGCCAGCGGAACCGAGTTCAGGGAGACGCTAGAGAGTGCAGAAGTTTACGTCGACATCACAGTTAGTGGAAGCGACGAACACGTACACGAAGACTCTGCAACAGTTCCAATCGGCATTGCAGTCGATTCATCAGAACTGGCAGAGTTCACAGACAGCAGTACGGTCTTGGTCGACATCGATGTCGCGAGCAGTGACATCCTTGAGGCCACCGATGCAGAAACCATTTACGTTGACATCAGTGCGAGTGGCACCGACATCCTTGAGGCCACCGACGAAGCTACAGTCTTCGTCGACATTCAGGTTGCATCAGCAGATATCCATGAGGCCGATGATTCCGCGACCGTCTACACGGATATCACAGTCGAGTCGACGGATGTCCTTGAAGCGTCGGATGCTGCGGAAGTCTATGTAGACATCCAGGCGAGCGGGACTGATGAGTACATCCCGCCCGGTACGACTGACTACGAGGATGCGGATACCGTCCTCGTTGACATCGACGTACAGTCGAGTGAAGAGCGTGAGTCGACTGACGCTGCCGAGGTGTACCTCGACATCAGCGTGGCCTCGTCGGACATCGCTGAGTTCGTAGACGACAACACCGTCTACCTCGACATTCAGGTCACGCCCTCCGACATTCTTGTCGCGACGGATGACGCCACTGTGCCGATCTTGATCTCGGTGGCCTCGTCAGAGATTGCACAGTTTGTTGATGAGGCCACTGTCCCGGTCACGATCACTCCGTCCGCGACTGACATCCATGACGCAGTGGATGCCAACGAGGTCTACGTTGACATCCAGCCGTCTGGTACGGATGAACACAGCACAGAGGGTGTCGATGCCGCGACGATCCTTGTCGACATTCAGCTTACGTCGAGTGAACTGGCCGAGTTCGTTGACGAGGCTACCGTCCCGATTGACATCTCCGTACAGTCTACTGAGCAGCGTGAGTCCACCGATGCCGAGACTGTCTACGTTGACATTCAGACTTCGGCCACAGAAGAGCGGGTCGTTGAGGATGCTGCGTCCGTATACGTCGACATCAGCACCCAGGCTGACGACGTTGCTACATACACGGATGCGGCCACGGTGCCCGTCGCCATCTCCGTGCAGTCCGTCGACACGGCGCAGTTCGTTGATGCAGCCGAGGTCTACGTTGACGTGCAGGCGTCGGGCACCGAAGAAGTCACCACAGAGGCAGACGACGCTGCCACAGTCTACGTTGATCTGACTGTCATCCCTGTCGAGTTCCTTGAGGCACTTGACGCGGCCACAGTCTATCTCGACATCCAACTGATCAGTGTTGAGTACGCTGAGTACAGCGACGAGGCTACGGTCTACGTCGACATTCAAGTCCAGTCGGAGCGTGTACGAGTCGACTTCATCTTGGATGTTGTAGGATTCAAGTTCCGATGGCGCTGTGAGACTGCACTCTTCCGTTGGGAACACAGTCAGCCTGTCGTACAGTGGCGTGTCCTTGAGATGATCACCCGTTGGGCGGTCATGACCACGAAGAAGCTCACATGGAGGTCGGAAGCATGGAAGTGATCACGAAGGGTAGCGTCGAGCCGCTGATGGTTGCACTCCGCGACCGACTCAACAACATCACCGATCTCGATGATGTCACTGGCAAGTTGTACGACGTGAAGAGGAAGTCCGACGATCTGGCCGTGCAGACGAATCAGGTCTGGGTTGTCGATCCCGACTTCCCCATGTACGCCGTGTGCGTGGTTGATTCCACCCTTTCCAACTATGCCCCTGGCGACGAGTACAAGTTGTACGTCAAGTGGACAGAAGGAGGCTCACAAGTGGTGAAGGGGCCACTCTACTTCCGTGTCGAAGGTGACTGAGCTAGAGGACATCACTGAGGCTGATCGTGTGGTTGGCTTCAAGATGCAGTGGCTGATCCATGCAGGCTACTCCCCCGACAACGCCGAGATGCTTGCGAAGACAGAAGGTGTAGACTGGCACCTCGCAGTCGATATCTATCCGCTCGCCAAGGCAAAGGGAGTAGATGAGCAAGTGATCGTGGACATGTTCACATGAGCCTCGTTGACCTAGAGCGCAAGGCGTACATCTTTGAGCAGCTTGACTACAAGCCGCACGATGGACGCCAGCAGGCCATCCACGATTCTGACGCACGGTTCAAGGCACTCGCCTGTGGGCGTCGTTACGGAAAGACCACGTTCGGTGCGCGTGAGCTAACCGCCGCCATGTGCGATCCATACGATCCCGGTAGGTACTGGATCGTTGGCCCGAAGTACACGCTTGCAGAGAAGGAGTTCCGCATCGTGTATTTCGACATCATGCGCACTCTTGGCTTCGGCAACCACAAGGGTGTCAAGAAGTCGTACAACTTGACGCAGGGCAACATGTCTATCGAGATGCCGTGGGGTTCCGTGCTTGAGGTGAAGTCGGCGCAGCATCAGGACACATTGCTTGGTGACAAGTTGAAGGGCGTCATCATGGCAGAGGCAGCGCGACACACGTCTGACACGTGGGAGCAGTACGTACGTCCGGCCCTCTCGGATGAGAAGGGATGGGCGATCTTCACGTCTACCCCTCGCGGATACAACTGGTTCCAGGGACTGTGGATGCTTGGACAGGATCGTGCCACACATCCGTGGTATGAGTCATGGCGTCTACCCTCATGGGAGAACAGGCACATCTTCCCCGGCGGCTTCGACGATCCTGAGATTCAGGAGATGAAGGAACGTAACTCGCCGCAGTACTTCGCGCAGGAGATTGCAGCGGAGTTCACTGCGTTCACTGGGAAGATTTACGACGAGTTCGATCCATCCATCCACGTCTACGATCACAGGGACATTCCGTACAATCCTGCGTTCACAAACGTGTGGGCACTTGACTACGGATGGAGCAACGAGTTCGTCTGTCTCGATGTGATGATCGATGCAGAGGACAACATGTACGTGTGGCGTGAGTATATGAAGAGCGAGGTCGCCACCATGCAGCATGCGGACATCCTCATGGCGCGTGATCATCCCACTTCGTACCATGTGGATTGGGGTGCAGGCGATCCCCGTGGCCCTGATCAGGCATCGACCATCTCGCAGAAGACGCACGTCCAGATTTACAGCAACGATGTCGCATCCAACTCGCATGAGTCGTGGGTACTCGGTGTCGAACAGGTCAAGCAGATGCTGAAGGTACAGCCCACAGGCTTGCCTAAGCTCCGTATCAGCAACGCCTGTCCTAACCTCATTCGACAGATGGATCAGTTGCATGCCCTTGAATCGAAGGAAGACAAGAACGCTGTTGAGGGTCAGCACAAGTACGACGATCACGGCCCTGACGCATTGCGCTACCTCGTTGGTCAGTACTTCCTCAACGGCGCTGGTTCGTCCCTGGGAGATATCTACCGTCCCGGTCAACGAACCGAAGCCGCCACCTTCTTCCAGACGGAAGGGCACATGAGTCGGTATGGCCGTTATTAGCGACGAGCAGATCGTTCAGTATGTGTTGGAGCATCCCAACACAGTAGGGATGATCGTCCCGCAGGAACCGAAGCGAGGGTTCCTGTCACGCATGCTTGGCGCGAATCAAGCTGTTCCTGTACTCGATCCCCGTCGACCGGCGGGAAACACGTCGTACACGTCTGGTGGAACAATCGATGCTCCGAAGGGTGACGGTGAGGCAGGCTCATCCCGTGGTGGTCTGAGTCGCGATGTCGTTCCCGCGCTAGCCACTCGATCACAGGCGTTCCTCGTCTATGACGAGATGGTCAACGGTGACGCGGCAGTCGATGTATCTCTACGTGCGGCGAAGACACCCGTCATGGGTGCATCCTATTTCGTAGAGGCTTTCGATCAGTCGCCCGAAGCTGCCGACATCGCGGAGTTCGTGGCGTTCAATCTGTTGCACGGATCGAACAGCCCGTTCCTCAACGTGCTTGAGGACATCCTCCGCATGTATGAGTACGGATTCTCCGTGCTTGAGAAGGTGTACGAGGAACGAGAGTGGGCACCGAAGCGCACTGGCGCGAATCGCAAGAAGTACACGATGCTGCGCAAGTTGAGCGCACGGCCCACTGCCACGATCAAGGAGATCAAGTACGACAACAACGGTGGGCCAGTAGAGATTCTACAGTCTGCTGTGCAGGCCGATGGTAAGGCCGTCGACAAGACGATCCCCATCGAGCAGGCCATCATCTTCACCCATAATCGCAAGGGCGGCAACCTTGAGGGCAAGTCGCTACTTCGTACTGCGTATCGTCCTTGGTACTTCAAGAACAATCTGTACAACATCGACGGTATCCAGAAGGAACGGCACGGCATGGGGTTCCCCGTGATCGAGCTTCCTGCTGGTTACAAGGAAGCGGATAAGACTGCTGCACTTGAACTGGTGCGCAACATCCGCACGAACGAACATGGTGGCGCAGTCCTTCCGCCTGGATGGGTACTGCGCTTCCTAGAGCTTCCCGGCCAGCCGGTCGACGTGATGAGATCGATCGAACACCACAACGGGACGATCATGCTCAACACGATGACGCAGTTCCTGTTGCTTGGTCTGGAAGGTTCCGGCGGTGGTAGGGCCACGTCTGGTTCACACCAAGACATGTTCAACAAGTCGCTGCGATATGTAGCGAACCAGATATGCGACAGCGTGAACTTGTACTGTGTGCCCTACCTCGTCGGCTACAACTTCAAGACGGACAAGTTCCCGAAGCTACGCGCACGCAACCTTGGTGAGACGAAGGACTTGCAGCAGTGGGCTTCGGCCATGAGCAACTTGAAGAAGAACGGACTGATCACCTACACGCCTGAGACTGAAGAGTGGGTGCGCGAGATCGCTGACGCTCCGCTCACACCGGGCGATCCAGATGCGGATGCTGCACGCGGTGCAAGTTCCGATCCCGGTCGGCTCAATGCACGTGATGATGCCGCGACCGATAACGCGGAGGGCTAATGAAGAGTTACCCACAGATCGTTTCAACTATCACGTCTACGCCGTGGATGATGATGCCCAACGCGTTGCAGATGATGCTTGAGATCGTCGAGGCTCATCTCAATGGGACGGTACACATCGATAACGACGTGCGTGATACACGCGTGAAGCTCCCTGCACGTCAGGGTGCTATCGGCGTGTTC